CAGAATTTTCTAAATTTAACATTGATTCAAAATCATCTATCATGTAGTTTGTTGTCTGGGGAAAAATCTCGTCCTGTAATACCTCTATAGAATCACCAACACGATTAAATTCGCCTGCAACTCCTTCAATCAAAAAACCCGCCTTAACTTTTTCCCATGCAAGCCCGTCAGGAAAAAAACGAGATACTATTTTTTTATATTTTTCGATCGACATTTTTATAAACTCCCAAAAATATAAGCGCCCTCGACAACCAAACCGCCAGCCGCTGGCGTGATATCAGCAACCGGCGAAACTAAAACATGATCGTCTTCCCCTGTCGCAACTGATATCGCTTCTCTTATTTTTGAAAGCGAAATAATACCTGTATAATTTGTTGTCGAATCTTGATACGTTCCGCTTACTTGTGACTCACGTATGATTAAAGCCGCTATTTCTGCTTTAATAGCGTCTTGTACCGCTGTAGTATTCGGAGATATATTAACTTCAATATCTAAATCCGTTGTCGTAGGAGCGAAGGTAAACGCCCTAGCAGTGATAGGCTGTTGTGATTCGACCGCCACTTGTACTTCATCAATTTTTGCTTGAATCGGAATGATAGGTACAAGTCCATCAACAACAAAATAAATAATAACAGTTCCGGCACCGGAACCGTTAGGAGTGATCCAAACTCTTGTTACACCCGATACACCTAAAGCCCAAGATTTATAATCCGCAATAGTACCACCGTTCGGCGGCTCTTGGATACGTGCTATAATCCTTAAACGATAAGCTTCGTCTAGCTCCGTGTCCGCTGCCTCTACAACTATAGCAGAAATTACAGATTCCGAGTCAACCCCTATAACTGGCGCTTCAATAGTGAGCGTTTCACTTACGTCAAGATTATATTCAGTTCCAGAAAATTCAGAAATAACATTTGCGGTTGTAGCACCTGATATTACAACTTCATCTGTCACGAAATATTTTGCGCCGTCGCTTCGTTTCCAAACTTGATCGACAGGTATAACCGTTGTGTCAGTTCCAGTTATTGTTATACTCAACTGTGCGAAAGTTGATTCGTTTCTTGCTAAACTATATATAGCTCCCCAACGATCCAAAAATTCGGCTTCCGCTTGATCTATAAAAACTTGTTTAGAAACGTGGAATATATGGCCGTGTAAAACATGAGACACGCCAGTGATAGCCTTCGCCAATACATCTAAAAAAGACCGGCGAATAATTGATAAAACTCCGCTGGCAGTTCTTAAGTCACCTTTAACTCGATCTCTTATTGTCGCTAAACTCGGTCTGGGAAATGCCATTTTCAACCTCTCATTATTTTTTGACCGTCCCATAGGAACGAATATAAAATATTATTATTTTCTTCTTTGGCGAGTTCGATAGAAAGCGAAATAAATTCACCGTCTATTAATTCAGCTTCCGCAATTACACTTGAGCATAATTTATCTTCGATCATCCAAGATAAAGATTCACGAGAATAACTTTCTATTTTTTCAAGTGTCTCATTATTCAATTTTCCAGTTTTAAAAACAAGCCAAAGTTTTGAACCGATTTGATCTCCGTCAACCTCAGATATAGAGTCACCCCACCAGCCGCCACGATCATCAAATAAGTCCGGCAGTTCTTCAGAAGTCACACGTTGGTTAGTGAATAAACTTATTATAACCGCAGTCTCTAAGCCTATATCTTTTTTTAAATCACCTTGATCTATAGATATATCAAATTGACCATCGGCGTTGTATTCCAGTGCTATATCCATTTTAAGAACCCTTTACATTTTCAGTCAATTCCGTAGGTGTACTTGGCGCAGTCGGCGGAGCAGTTGGAACCGGACCTCCGGGACCGGGCGCATATAAGTGAGTATGTGCATTAAAAAGAGTTTGAAAAGTTTCCCCCTTCAATAATTTTTCAACTGTACCACTACCCAAGTTTACCTCATCAGATACAACATTGACTAGAGGTGATTCAATTTTCGCGGTAGTTTCTGCAATCGCGTTAATCGTTGGTGCGGTCACTTCCGCCTTAGTTATAGCTGTTATCTTCGCAGTATCACAATTTATATTTATTTCGCTATCGGTCGTTATGTTTATTTTTCCGTCAGCATTTTTAATTAAAATTTTCGCACCCTGCGCAGTGTATAAACAAACATCGCCATCCTCTAAATCGGAAGGTCTATTTTTATCATTGGTAGCTATAACTATACCATTTTCTCTGTTAGCACCCATGAATATAGTGACCGCATCACAACCAGCCAAAGGTTTAGAAGCTAGTCCGTACTCTTGATAGTGAGGAACCTCGTCTATTACTTCGTCGGCATAAAGTTCAAGTTTTAGTTCTTGCGTTGAAATCCCTTGTTTTACACTGTCAATAGTCCCGCGACTAGCAATCATTTTTATTTTAGTTTGTATTTTATTTGTTTGTTGTTTTACAAAATTAATGAGATCACGCAAGCATACCTCCTAAAGTAATAGAATTGACTTGCTCTTCCCATCCGGCAGGCGCATCGTCTTTTTTTGTTGGTTCGTTTCTAAAAGAACCTTCCGGCACTACCATTATAGAACATGTCGTGCCACCACCGTTAGATTTTCCATATGTTATAGAATTTATAAGCATGTCTCTGTTTATACCAATAGCAGGACACGAGACTGCGACCAGCTCCCCTATGTCCCAAATTTCGCCATCCGCTTTCTTCCAGTCAACCACTTTTAGATCTACGTCCATAGACTGGCGAGCGCGAGTGTCGGATTCCCACTGTGCTTGTATTAGTGCCGATATTGGAAGCAAAACATTATCTGATATAATCATTTTAGGACGAAACCTTTTTATTGCCTCGTCTTTTGAAGTCCCAACCGTTGCGTTTGCTATTGCAGTGGTTACATTTTTTTTCGTGGTCGATTGGCTTTTAATAGTGTACTCAGAAAATCTACTTGAATAATTAAAGCTACCAGATAAATCAATAACATTTTTTCCTTGAATTAAATCAGTCGTTGACCTTTCCAATTTAGAAAATAAATCCCTATTAAAAATTATTAGTTCGCCATTCGGTCCCGTCTGCATAAAGTAGCCACGAGGCGCAGCGTATCTTGTCAAAGCTTCAAAACAAGTCTCGCCCTGTTCAAGTACAAAATCAAAAGGTTCGTCAAAAGGAAGGGCATTAAAAACAACGTCAATATCAAACTGTTCGCAAATTTTTTCGGCCAGTTGTTTAAATGAAGTAAATTTAATTTGATTTTCCAGCACGTAAGAACAATCAACCAAATCACATGTTTTTGACCTGCCGGAAACTGAAAAATTTCTACCTGAATTAGAAAAACTAGAATCAATAGCGTCGATATAACCGGACAAAATAGTCTTAACTCCGAAAGTTATTTTGACGGTAGAACCTATTTTTATAGGCCATTCCTCACCGGACGCTCTCCATTTATCAACCAGACTAAAAGTAAAACTATGCACCAATTCGTTAAGGCTTTTACTCACGCCGATCGAAATAAAATCAACGTAGTGTACGCCATCAACAAACAAGGAAGCTTCGCCACTTTTTACATTTGCAAAATTAAGTGTCGAGTCTTTTAATCTATCCAGCGATGAAAATATATTACTCATTTATAGCCTTATAAGTTTGAGGTGATAAATAAGATGGGTTGTTTATTTTATTTCTTTTTATAAAATCAGATTCAAGCGTTATGTTTCCGGTCAATTTATAAATTGCTGTCAATGAATTTTCGAATCCAATGATATTTATTTCAACCTCATTTTGAAGCGATGCCGAATCGTTTGGAATAGCTTTTATAATATAACCTTTTAAATCAGAAAAAATTTGATAAGTGTTATCGTCGATATCATCCTCTAAAACACTGTCCAACAAATCGACTAATTTTTGTTTTTGTTTTGTTGCGTCCTGAATAGTTGGATACGCTTTTAATATAGAGCTACCGCCTAGAGTAACTATTGCGATACGTCTATTAAGTTTATTTATAGCAACCTTATTTTTTGACACTTGGATATCATTAGGCGTTCCTGTCTCATCTACAATCTGATTTGATCCTAGGTCAATCATTGAGTCATAAACTGTTAGCCTGTCATCGTTCCCCGATTCTACATCTATAGCGTCAGTTACTTCTAGCTCTTTTATTATAGCGTCAGTTCCAGTTATCAAAGAAGAAGTTTCATCGACCAATGAATCGGCGCTTGAGGCTGTTTGAGTTATTTTATTTTTTAGATCTTGCAACCGTTTTTCAAACTTCGCTTTTTCTTCTGGTATACTCCTAATTTTTTGGATAGCTTTATCAACAACTCCTAGAGCATTATTTAAAGTTACAGTCGCCTCGTCTAAAACAAAACTAGGCAAACTTGCTATTTTATAAATAGCTTCAAACTCAGCTTTAACAGCGTCGATTGCATCGTTTGCTGAGTCAAAAAATTCTGTTACTACATCGAAAATTGATTTAGGAAAATTTGGTTTCCCTGCCTCAATAAATTCAATAGTAAACATCGCCCTACGACCATCGCCCGCACCCTCTGAAACATTAAAGCCTACGACCTTAACGCTTTTGTTTCCTAAGTATGGATGGACTAATTCACCAGCACCTTCCTTGTTTAATTCAGATATAAGGTTATCACGGAGACGAAAAACATCGTCACCTATTACGAAACCTTTCATATTAAAATTTTCAGATTTTTTTCCCATGTCTTCAGAAAAAACAATTTCGTCACCGACCGTTTCATGCGAAACTATTTTTCTACCAGAGGCGTAGTCATGACTATCTACCTTAAAAGGAACCCCTCTAAAACTTGCTGGACGTAAACGTCTAGCCCACACGCCCGCTTCACTCATTGAGTAGCTCCTTGATAACCATAGTTAACACCTACATTTTTTTTATTAACTCCACTTGAATCTACACTAGCGTTTTTCGGTAAATTATCAAATTTAACTTTTATTACATTTTCTTTCTTTTCTTCAAAACTGAAAAATTCTTTCATTTCACTTTTAACTTTTTGAAAAGTACTAGGCTGATACTTAGGGGCGTTTTTCCGTCTCTCTTTGTTAGCTCTGTCCTGTTCCCAGTCTATTCTCGCAGAGTGTTTTACATCAAAACCATTTATACCAGTTAAGTTTTTAAACCAATCAGGTAAAACAAAATCATTAAATTTTGTCTTT